CGGTTTCCGCGACGTCCTGGAGCAGCGAAGGCGGCGCGTTCCGAAACCGCGCGATATCAAAGCTCGCCGCAATCCGCACCGGCTCTGCCATTCGTGTGGCCAGCCCCAGTTCCAGCGCGTCCTTCGCGTCAAACCAGGTCTCGGCCGCCATCAGCGCGGCGATCTCCTCCTCGGGTTTGCCGGATTTCGCCGCATAGCCGCGCGTCATGCTGGCGGCCATCTTGTCGAGTGCGCCCGCCATGTCGCGCATGTCCGCGGCGGTGCCCATGACCATGCCGGAGGGATCATGGATCATCAGGAAGGCGTTTTCTGGCATGACGATCTCATCGCCTGCCATGGCGATGTAGCTGGCCGCCGAGGCAGCAATGCCATCGATCCAGACGGTCACAGTCCCTGCATGCCGCGTCAGTGCGTTATAGATCGCGACCGCATCAAAGACCGAGCCGCCGGGACTGTTGAGACGAAGATCAATGGGGGCATCATCCGGCAGCGCGCCCAGCTCTGCCAGAAACCCCTTTGCCGAAACGCCGTAGGCGCCGATTTCGTCATAGATCAGCACTTCCGCCCCGCTGGCGCGGCCGCGGATCGTGTACCAGTTGTTCATGGTGTTACTCCTTTTGAATGGCGCGATCGTCGCCATTGCCATCATCTGCAGCGTTGCCGGGATCAGGATGCCGCGCCGGGGTGGCCCGCGCGCCTTGCGTCTCGCCGGGGCTGGTGCGATAGTGCAGCCCCAGATCGGCGGCGCGTTTGACGTCTACTGCGTTCTCGCGATCCACTTCCTCGACATCGTAGCCGGTGGCCTCGACCACCTTGCGCCGCGAGGTGATGCCCGCCTCCATGGCCAGCACCTGCGCCTGGATGTCCTTCAAGGGGTCGACCCAGTCCCAGCGAGGCGGGATCCACTGCACCATCCGCGCAGCCGCCGGATCCGCTAGCTCCAGCCGTCCGGCCAGCTGCGCCGTTTCCAGCCAGCGCCGCCAGACGGGGCGGCAGAGCTGATGCGCGATGACCCCGTGCTGCAGCTGCTGCACGCGGCGGCGGAATTCGACCAGTTCGGCGCGAAGGCTGGAATAATTCGCCTGCCGCACATCGCCGGTCACCAGATGATACGGCAGCCCCAAGGAGGCCGAGACCGCCAGCAGCGTGCGATACTGAAACGCCTCATAGCCGCCGCCGACATCGGCGGGGCTTGAGAACTTCACATCCTCACCCGGCAGCAGCACCTGCATGGTGCCGGGCTCAAGGCTCGCAATGGCTGCACCGTCGAGGTCTGCCTCGGCCTCCCCCAGCATCGGGTCTTCCGGTGCGGTCTTGATGATGAAGCCCGCGAACATCGCCGCGGTCTTTTTGCGATCCAGTTCCGCATCGTCATACTGGTCGAGCAGGAATAGCCGCACCATCGCAGGGGCCACATGCGGCAGGCCGCGAATTTGCCCTGCATCGATGGGTCGGTAGATGTGCAGCACGTCCCCGGCAGGCACACGCACGGTCTCCGGCACGGCCACGCGGCGATCCGTGCTGTCACCGGGGTGGCTGCGGCGGAAATGATAGGCGACGCGCCGCCCGATCAGGTCAAATTCGATGCCGCAGCGGATGCGATTGCCGTTGGCGGCCGTTTCGGTCTTCTCGAAGGGCAGCATCTCCGATTGCAGCATTTGCAACTGGAACGGCACCAGCAATCCGTCCTCGGCGCGCCGTGGCCGCAGGCGGACGAAGCACTCGCCCGCGACGAACATCTCGCGGGCGACCATGGCCTGCAGGCCGTAGAAGTCGGTCAGCCCGTCCGCGTCGGCCTCGTCGGTCCACGCGAGCCAGAGTTTCTGGACATGATCCCGCAATGCCGCATCCTCAATCAGGGAGGAGGGCTTGATCCCGTCGCCGACCAGATTGGCCGCGAATGCCTCGCAGGCATTCGCCGCATAGCCGTTGGTGACCACCAGTTCGCGCGCCCGCGCCAGCAGCTTCGGGCCACCGGAGGCGACCAGCGTGTTGATATTCTCCAGCGGCGGGTTCCAGCCGCGAAGGCGGCGACGGGACATCGCCCCTTCCAAGCGTGCGCGTACGGCATTTACACCGCCCGTGGGAGGGCGGCGGAACCTGTCGAACAACCCCATGGATCACAGCCCCTTGGTCGTGGTGATGCGCAGCTGCCGTACAATCCGCCGTCCCTCGAGCACAGCGATTTCGCGATCCAGCGCCTCGATGGCCCGGTCAATCTCGGCCACAGAGCGATAATCCACCGTCTTGCCGTCATAGCTGACGCGCGCCACGCTTGAGGAGCGCTGAGTTGAGAGCGCCTCGCGGCGGGTACGAAGATCAACAAGTTTTGGCATATGGATTGACCCGTCCCGGAAAATTGTTCAGTCAAACGGAGCACCGACGATAGAGAGAGAAGCCATGACCCCGAAAGCGCAGATCAAGCCAGCAGCGGTAGCGTTGGCCCTCATCGCTGCGGCGTTCATTTCGTTTCCAGCATCCGCCGCCGAGATCACCGGGGCCGCCCGTGCGATTGATGGCGATACAATCGATATCGGGCCCGTGCGGATCCGTTTGCATGGAATCGACGCCCCCGAAAGCGATCAGACCTGCGCGCGCGCCGGTGGCGGCACCTGGAATTGCGGCACAGCTTCAACCGGAAGGTTGGCTGATCTCATCGATGGTCAAACCATTACCTGTATTGCGCAAGATCGTGATCTTTACGGTCGCATCATTGGCGTTTGCCTGAATGATGGTGCTGATCTGAATGCCTTGCTGGTTCGTGAAGGCCTCGCATGGGCGTATACGCGTTTCAGCGAGGACTATCTCTCTCAGGAAGAGGCAGCGCGCGCGGAAGCTGTCGGCATCTGGCAGGCCGAAACAACACCGCCGTGGGAATATCGTGAACAACGCTGGGACCGTGCTGCAGCTGCGTCGCCGCGGCCAGGGTGCCCAATCAAGGGGAACATCAACCGCAGTGGTGAGCGTATCTATCATACTCCCTGGTCTGCCTGGTATGACCGGGTTCAGATCGACGAGACGCAAGGTGAAAAGTGGTTCTGCGATGAGGCCGAAGCGCAAGCGGCAGGCTGGCGTGCACCGCATCGATAACACCGCCGATCAACGTGCAGATATTTGAAACACCTCGCGCGCCTTGTCGGTTAGCCCATAGCGTTCGACATACTCGAGAAGAGCTTTTTCCAGTTGCAGCACACGCTGCTCGAGGGCCGCGGATCCGACCGGGATCGTGAACTCTGCTTTCTGTGATCCTTTGTTGGCGTCGATCATGTTCGTCCCATTCTGGTGTTTCGGTTCATACGCTATCGGAAATTCCACACAAGGTAACCTCAATTTCAGCGCGCGAGCTGACGGAGCAACAGTCTGTAGGTGCCATCCTCAATCCATGTAGCTCGACCGCACTGTCCGCCGCTGCGCTGACGGGCGGGATGATGATTTCACGGTCGCGTCACCCGCAGGCCCAGAGGCTTCCACTGCAAGCTGGCGCGCCAACTCCGCCCACCGCGCCTCCGACCAGCGGTCTGCTCCCGCAATCCACGCCGCCGCCCGCGCATAGACCCGACAATCCAGCGCCTCGTTGCGCTCGCGCATCTTCTGCCATTCGAGCTTTGCAAATCCACGCTTGTTCTTGACCGTGACCAGCTGTTCCGCCGTCAGCTGCTTGAGCCATTCGCTGTCGGCCCAGTGTGGCAGATGCACCGTGCCCGCAGGGAACTCAGCACCACCTGTGATCTCCTCCGGCGTTGGTCTGTCCTGGCGCAGGAAGCGATAGGTCTCGGCCTTGAAGGTCGATGTCGCCACTGACCACAGCCGCGCACCGCGGCGCAAACGCTTGCCGCCGATGGTTGCGTCGACAAAGGTCGGCCCTGTCACCGGGCTGGCGCGGTTGAAGCCCTCCAGCCCCTTGACCGGTGCCACCTGTGCAAAGCCCACCTGCCGCGCCCAAGCATAAACGGCGCTCGTCTCATAGCCGGTATCGATGGCCAGCTTCGCGATTGCGAGGTGCTGGCCGCTTTCATGCGCCCAGACCCGACCCAGCATATCGGTCAGCTTCTGCCAGCAGGCTGGATCGGCCGGGCCGCCCTCGATCACGATATGGTCGATCAGCCAGCTTGTCCTGTCCTTGCCCCAGGCCCAGACATCAACCTCGATCCGGTCCTTCTGCACATCGGCACCTGCGGTCAGGAACAGGCCACCCGCAGGCACCGTGCCCGCTTTCCATGTCTCCCGCCGCTCTGCCAGCCGCTGCCAATCCGGGGCTTCGCCAGTTTCGAACCAGGTCTCGCCCAGAATGGTATTGCGAAACGCGCGCATGGCCTCGTCATTGCCCTGTGCGGCCTCCCATGCGCGCGCAATCCGCGACCAACTGAGCCAGCCGATGGGCGAATAGAGCGCCGAGAGGTGATAGCCGACCGTATGCGGGTCCGCCGATTGTGCTGTTGCGCGCCATTCGCCCGCTGCCAGCATGGCCGTCTTGTGGTGTTCCGCGATGGGTTGGTCACACCCTTCGCAGTGATATTCTGCGGCCTCTGGCTGGCCCTTCTTCCAGCGCAGCCGCTCAAACCGCAGCCATTGGCGATGCCCGCACTGCGGACAGGGTACGAAATAGCGCCGCTGGTCGCTGGCCTCGAATTCCCGCTCGATGCGCGACAGACCCCGGATGGTGGGGGTGGAGATCAATAGCGCCTTGCGGCGATGCGCGAAGGTCAGCGAGCGGGCTTCGGCCAGGCTGACAGGATCGCCTTCCTCATCGGCCGAGGCCGGATAGGCATCGACCTCATCCAGAAACAGATACCGCGCCGGGGTCGAGCGCAGCCCCACCGCCGAATTCGCGCCCGTCATGATCAGAATGCCGCCCGCGAACTCTTTTGAGAGCATCGTGTTGCCGGCATCCCGCGAGCGCGCGGGCTTGATCCGCTCGCGCAGTTCCGGGCTTTCCTCGATCAGCGGGTCGATCCGCTGGCGCGAATTGCGTTTGGCCAGTTCCACTGTCGGCTGCACGGCCAGCATCGGTCCCGGTGCGTGGTGCATCACGAACCCGATGAAACAGTTGCCCGCTTCTGTCGCGCCCACTTGAGCCGCCTTCATGAACACCACCCGCTGCACCGGGCTGGCGGGCGAAAGCGCATCCATGATCTCGCGCATATAGGGCGTGCGCGCGGTCTTGTAGCGCCCGGGCTCGGCGGAAGCGCGCGACGACAGCCAGCGGTGCCGGTCGGCCCATTCCGACACGGTCAGGTCCGGGTCGGGCCGCAGGCCCCGCGACCACGCGCGGATCAGGTCATTGGCACCATCGAACCCCGCGACATCCTCACCCAAGGCCGCTGCGGATATCGGCGAGGCTGTCGAGCTGGGCGCGGACATGGGCTTCCAGGACTTTCTGCATCACCGCCGCCTCCACCGTGATCCCCTCTCCA